CAATACAATCAATAAACATGTCAAAAATATAGTCGTTTATTTCTGTTGGCGTAATACCTTCCGTCACCGTCAAAGATTCAAGCTTCAGAATCTGACTTATATTTGGGTATCTTAGCTTGATAGAGATATCGTCGTTAATCTGAATTGTATTAGAATGCTTTTCGTTGAACTTTATCTTGACGTTGTTCAGATCTACTTTAAATGGTATCTTTTTACCTTCATGATCTAAGTACATTTCAACTTCATTGCTTACAGATACTTTTCTAAGATTGACAAAGATATACTCAATATCAAACATAGCGAGTTTATCTATTTTAATTTCATCAAGCACGCAATTGTTTATTATCTGCTTTATGGTTTCAATAACTTCTTCGATGTCGTCTGATAGTCTTACAGTAAGAAGAAGTTTTTCTTCTTTGACTGTGTAGGGTCTATATCGTATTTCTTTCGTGGTTGAAGGAATCTTCAACTTAAACACTGGGTGCTTAATTTCAGGTAGAGCCATAATTTAACCTCTAATATTAAAGTCCGTTTGCAAATCCTGCAGCAGCCGATGGCGTTGCAGTTCCATTTTGTAACAATGTTAGTCCATAACCGTAGCTGTTTGTTCGTGTCAGCTCTACTCGGGATGAAAGACTAGCGGCATCGTTGTTGTCTGATAGCGTTGGAGGTACGTTAGCTGTATTCCATGTGTTGTAAGCAAATACGACAGGAAGTCTCATGATTGCATCATTCATTTCCCATGCTACTGAGATATCGCCAACTTGAATAGGAAAGGCTTTCGATAGCTGATACACAACAACTTCTTTTCCTCCGGGTCTAGAAGGATCAAGAGCGTGAATTTCTACCGTACCTTCATATGTTGAAGGATAATTCCATTCACCAAAAGCGAGAGTTGTTCCTCGCATGATGCCTGTAGATTCTCTAGACCAATTGTTTATCAGTGCTAGCCATTGTTGAAAGAATCTCAAGCCTTCACCATTAGCATCAACAATGAACGAAGTATTTACTGGTGAAAAAGCTGTATCGACTGGTCTTTGTTCTGATGTACCGTAGCCAACAGACTTGATTGCTTGGGCTGTAAAATTGATACCAGGCAACTGTGCTGCATCACAAAAAAACATAGCTTCTCTTGCATACGACGATCTCACAAGAGCTTCGGGTGGTGTGATCCTAACAAAAAACATGTTAGGCTTAGCTATGCCACCGCCTTTGTTTATTGCACCGATTATTTCTGTGATGTTAAAAGCCATCTTAGCTTAACTTCCTCATTGTGTCTTTGTAGACTTTGCCCTTTGAAACAGTAAATCTCTCCAACGGTAGAAACAAAGCTATGTCCCATTCGTTAGAAGGAACCTGTAGGAACTTTGTCTGTACGTGTGAGTAGAGATACTTCTTAACGCATGGCTCAAAGTACTTGTATCTTGAAGAAGACGCCAGCAGTCTGTATGACAAATTCAATCTGGTCTTTTCATTAAACTTTTGATCAGTTACAATCTGGTAAAGAGAATCCATCAGTTTTGCTCTATACATAAACGGAAGGTAATGTAAGTTAATTCCTGTGAAAGAGGTAGCATCTCTTGAAAAAGGAAACACGACTGGAAACCTGTCATAAAACGGAAGGCTGTCCTTCATTTTAGCATCATATCCAAACATATACAAAAAGCCCGGTAGGATCTTGGTTGTTTGATAATCTTTGTTGCCCGCCACAAGACGAGAAGTATTAATGCCCATTGTTGCTTGAGCTTTTTTCCTGAACCAGTCGACTGTGTCAAACCCGGGTTTGTTCGCAGCCGTTCTTCCCTGATTCATTATGTCTGTAAAAATTGGCATTACTTAATACCTATTTCCTTTTCTGTCATTATTTTAAAAGTCCATTTTCTATCTCTGCAGTATTCTTCTGCTGCTTTCCACTTTGCTTGGTTTACACCCCAAGTAAGAACTTCTGCGATATACTTGCGAGTTCTCTTCTCTTGTTTCTTGGGCTCTCTAGTTTGGACCGCAGGCTTTACTTCAATAATACTAGTATTTATCTTGCCATCCGTACCTATCGTCTTGACGTAGAAGTCAGGGAAATATCTATGCATCCTATTATCAACAGGTGATCTGTAAGGTATAATTATCTCCTCAGAACCCCATTTCAACACAGAGGAATGCTGGTCAAAATATCTCATAACCCTCAATTCCCAGAGACTTCGATAAATAATGTTGGTTGGATCCCCCACATATTTTTCTGGGTGTTTAGGTTTAAATCGTCCCTTATAAGCCATTCATGCTCACTATAAATACAATGCAGGCATATTTATACAAGGTCCTAAAATGGCAGTCATAGATGATATTGTTTATAACAATGATCAGGTGAAGTATTTTACTCGTATTAGAGAGTTCAAGTACGAGAGGCCAACCACTTCACAGGCTAAGGCTAACATTCAGCCTCAAACGGTTATTGCGTTGCCTTTACCAACCAATTTGCCAAATGATGCTTATCAGGCAATTGTTAGAGAATTCAACCTTGGTGAAGTTGGCTCTAGCTATGAAGTTGTAAGAAACCTCAACTCTGCTTCCTATGGTGAAATGATTGGTGCGGGAGCTACTGTTGCAACGGTAGGATCAATAGTTGCAGCAGCCATGGGATGGGGACAAGCTGTTGGTGACATGTTAGGAGCTTCCACTCTTCTACAGCCAGTGCTCGGGTATGGTGGTGCATATGCTGGTTATGCTAGAAACCCAAGAACAGCAATGATTTTTGACAACATGGGTATGCGCCACTTTAATTTAAACTTCCTTCTGTCTCCTCGCGATCTGAGACAGTCTGCATCTCTTGAGCGCGCTCTATTTGTTTTGCGGAACCAGATGCACCCAGAATTGTACAATCAATTTGTTCTCAGATATCCAAGCATGTTCTCTGTCGAGTTTGTCAATCTTAATTCGATAGGTGTTCCAAGGATTGATTACTCGTTCCTTAAAGGCTTATCTATCAATGCTTCGCCACAAGGACAAGTTTTTTACAAAGATGGTCGTCCATCAATATATGAAATTAATATGGAATTTGTTGAAATAGACATGAAGACGAGAAACAACTTTACAGGACAAACAGTGGGAGCATCAGCTCCTCGTCGCGACCCTCGCCCTGATTTTTAAGGTAATGCAATGAGCTATTTTAAAGAGTTTCCACTAACCAATTATAACAACTTCCTTAGCAGAAACATCATATTAAAGTCTGCTATCGTAAAAGATGTTTTGAACAAGACTAGTGTGTTCTACAACTATGTTGTCCAAGAAGGGTACAGACCTGACATGGTGGCATATGAAGAGTACGGCAGCTCTGACTACGACTGGGTCGTTTATCTTTCTAACGAAATTGTAGACCCTTATTATGCTTGGCCAATAGATGGTAAGAATTTTAAAGGGTATTTAGAAGCAAAATATAACACAGACGTTTATACTTTGCAAAGTCAAATTCTTCATTACAAATATACTGGATTGACAAACGAGTCTGCTGAAGACGTTGCTATGACAACGTGGACAATGTCACAAGAGACATATGATATTTTAGGGGACTTAGATCCTGTCAGTGTGTCTGGTTGGACACCTGTTTATGTATATGATTATGAGGATGATTTAAACGATTCGAGACGAAGCATAAAATTAATAACACGATCTTACATCCCTCAGATCGAAAGAGAGCTGTCGGTGATCTTTAAATGATGGAAGATAAGATTAAAAATCCTTACAGAGTAACTGTAGAGGATGTTGTAATTAAAAAGTTTGATGGTAGCTACCCAATGAGCATCTTTCCACAGTTTGTGGAATTTGTTCTGTATCAATCTGTGTTCTCTCCAATACTCAAAGCTCAGCTTGTAATTTACGATGCAATTAATTTGCTAAACAGCTATCCTTTAGTTGGTGAAGAAACTGTTGAAGTATACCTTATCCAAGAAGGTGCAAGATACTCTACCGAAGCCATGAAGGTAAAACTAACGTTTGTTATTACTGGAATTCATAACATCGAGTTTGGTTCAGCAGGAAGAGATCAGACATATTTTGTAGAGCTCCATAGTGCAGAAGCTTTTGAAAATGCAAAGCGCAGAGTATCAAAAGCATACAAAACTGCTGACATTAAACCAAACATCAACGACATACTTACAAACTATCTTCAATCTACAAAAGAAGTAAAGTTCTCTACTGAAGAAAATAGCAGCGTTGTAGAGAGGGTGGTTGTTGTTCCAAATCTCAATCCTTTGTCAGCTCTAACTTGGTTGTCTAAACTAATAACTCCATTAGATATCACACAATATCATAATTTTATATTCTATGAAACTATTGCTGGTACTTCTTCTCGTTTTAATTTTAAACCTTTTCAATATCAAACTTGGAGAGATACAGACAGCGAAGAGGCTGCAAGAAGAGGAAGTGAAGCACATCCTTATTTTTACATAGCCAACTATGCTATGGTAAATAGCTCACAAATAGCCATGGAGGGAATGGCACGAGAGGGGTTTGTAGAAGAACGTATAATTCTCAATGTTAAGATAAACAAAAGATATTCAGTTCTTGAAAAAATCATTGGTGGTTATTTTGATAACGAATTTGTTGAAATAAATCTAGATCAAAAAGATTATAAGATAATAAACAACACCGTTAAAGATCAGTGGAGATCTTTGTATTATCAAAAATATCTCAATACAAATAATTACATAGACAACGTAATTAATACAAACGCTGAAGTAGAAACCAGTCCTAGTGTAAAGTATGCCTTTTTTAATTTTTCATATCCTGAAAAACAAGATGAAAATTTTAAACTTAGATGGGGCAAATACCAAATATCTAAGGCGGCGTTTTCACAAATTGATCTTTCAATTGATGTGAATACTAATTTGCAATTGGTACCAGGAGACTTAATATATTTAAACATACCCGAAATGCATGGTTTTGAAGAATCAAAACATGACAGATATATGACTGGGTGGTTTATGATAACTGAGAATAAAATGATCATTAGATCATCAGGTGAAACAACAATGCTATTGAGAGTTAATAAAGATTCTTATATGTCGCCAATCGACGACAAGAGTGCATATGGATTGGAGAAGAGGTAATGTCAGGTTTAGATTATTATGGTGATAGGTTTAAATGGTTCGTTGGTGTCTGCAAAGAAATATCATCTGACGAAACAAAAATAAAAGTAAGAATATTTGGCATCCATCGTATGGATGATGTTACTGATGTCTCGGACGGCGATCTTCCTGAAGCCGTAGTTCTTATGCCAACCACTGCTGGTGAGGGATCTAACTCCAATCTCAATATGGGTATTAAAGAAGGAGACATGGTAGTTGGTTTCTTTGCTGACGGCGACGATTGTCAACAACCAATTGTGATAGGTGTCGTTCCAGCAGGAACCAATTCTTCTTCAACATATAATCCTGACGACCCTGACGCCAGCACTGGTGGAGGCGGTGACGGCGGTGATGGAGGGGGAGGAGATGATGGAGGAGGAAGTGATCTTAGTGGCGTAGACTATGGAACTGGCGCAGATCAAAAAGTAAAAATAACTCCTACAACCGACTATGTCTACAATTTTGTAAGAGCTAAATTTGAATCGTGGGCAGGAAACAACGGCGACCCTCATTACCAGACTGTTGCTTTAATGGGTCACATTTCTGCTGAGAGCGAATGGCGTTTGAATGCTAAAAACTGGGTTGGTGAAAGTTCGCAAGGTCTCATTCAATGGAATGGGGACAGAAGAGTAAGGATGCTTCAAGGAAAAAGTTCTGCTACATTAAGTAGACAGATTTCATATTTGTTCGAAGAGCTAAACTCCAGTTCGTATAAGACGGCGAGGAATAAAATATTGAATGCTAACACAAGAGATCAGGCTGTAGCTGCTTGGTCAATATTTATTCGCCACTGTGGTGTCATTGGTAGCGAACTAAATCTTCACATATGCAACAATGGAGATCCAAACCCTAAACGAAACTGTTATAAAAAGAACGGTCGTTGCACAAGAAGGTTTGGTGCAGCAAAAAGTTTTGATGATTACTACAAGAATAAATACGAAGGATCTCCCACAGCTGGCCCCAATCGATAGCATTAATTAAAATGGCAAAAGTAGGTACTGCTCTACAAATATCTAGAATAAAGACTCTCAACTTTGAGTTTACCAAGACTCTCAGGAATCAGTCTGTTGATGTAAATTCTATAGGCGCTGATTTTGTTATCAACGTCGATGGTACAATTTATTCAAACGGATCGCCCAGCGAATCAGCAAGCGTTGTGTTGGTAGGAGGGCTGAGCACTTTCATTAATGAAAAGATTCCAAGAGAACCCTTCACATATATCACTATTCAACAACAAAGAACATTATATTTAATTATTTCTAAGTTAGGTAAAGTGTTTAAAGATGCTACGTTGACAAGCAGCAATCAAAGTTTAAAAAATTACCTAGATGAAATGTATTATAATAATAAGTTTTAAAGGTTAAGTATGAGCAATATTAGTGTCGAGCACACAAAAGTAATTGATAGAACAACAGCTGATACTGGAAATCAAACACCACATGAAGGTGCAACACCAAGTGGGCGCAAACAGATCTACGATCGTGTTCCAGATGGTGCTCCCGAAGGTGCTAGCAAAAGATCTCTGAAAGTCATAAATCCTAATTCAGGAGGTGATGGTGCTCCTGGTGCTGATGGTGATATTCCTTTTGCTGTTGAACAACACGGTTGGGTTTCTTCTTATGGATCTACTGTCAGAATACAAGGTGGTGCACACAACGAATCTATCGACATTATACACAGCTCAGGCACAAACATAACAATAAATCCTGATGGTTCAATCGGTATAGTAGCTGGCCCGGCACTTGGTCTAGGTTCTACATCAGGCGATGTCAACCTATCAGCTGCAAGGTCTATAACAATTACCGGCGCAGATGTTGTTGTTGCTTCAAGAGGTCACTTAACTTTAAAAAGTGAGACGGCAGGTATAACCATGGAAGCACCGGGTGGTATTGTAATCGAATCAGGTGAAGGCTCAATTCTTACCAAGGCTGGTAACAGAATAGTTATGACCTCAGGTGCTGATACCTCAATAACAGCAACCGATGCTTTTGCTGTTACAACAGGTGCAACAGCCAGCATTCAAGCAAATAGTAACTTTACAGTAGATGCCGGTCAGCAGTCAAAGATAGTGGCTGGTGAGGCTGCTGAAATGCATGGCAGATCATTCAAGATAAAAGGCAAAGGTGATTCAGAAATATCCTCTACGAAGAAAGTAACAATGAAATCCGGTGAGGACATGAACATCGAATCTAACGTATCGTTGTTTATGAAATCGAAAGATTCGTCAACTCTTGAAGGCAAAAACTTTACTGAGATTAAGTCAAAAAACATTAATGTACAGTCTAAAGGAGGATCTGTATTAGTTGATGCTGAAGAGAATGTGGTTGTAACTTCCAAAAATTCAACGGTGTCTGCTACCGACGACTTTACTACAATTAGTGGCAGAACTGTTATGAGTTCTAAGGGAACGTTTGGTGTTGATGCGGACGGAGAAATGGATATAAGAGGATTAAAAATTGATCTCAACAAAGGTGCTCCAGCAACGATAACTCCGACTTCACCCGAAACAACATCACCTGAAGAAGCTTCTGCAGCTACAGAGCCAGACACACCAAAGACCGTCGACGCTAAAACCATCTCTGAGGCTGTTGGTACATCAAGAATAGCCGCACCAACTTACGCAGGCAATGCGTATAAAAAGAACCAAGCTACAATGTCAACAGAAGAGGGTGAGGGCACACCTGTACCCGATGAAGCAAAACAGATTGCTGAAAGCACACCAGATCCTGCAGTGGCAACTGGCGAAATAGATGGTACAGAGGATACAGGCATAACTGAAAATTCGGACGGTCAAGAAAACGTATTGATACTTCCTATTGAACCTGCTCCTCCCGATCTCGACACATCATCTGGTACGCTGGGCCATTCGCTGTTTCCTGGTTACGATAAAATACCAGCAGACGGACAAACAGGTAAGTCACTAGAACAGATTAAACACAATATTGAAACGTGGTTGTTCAATGTCCATGGCAGAGTCGTAGATCAGTTTCCTGATGTGAATGTTAGAGTAGGTCCGAGAGGATTTGTTCTTGCTCCAGCCGGAGCAACGGCAGAACAGTCTGGGCACTTTACTGGGTTAGCAGGTGATCTTTCGTTTGGAAATGATTTAAATAACATACAAGTTGCTCAAATTGCACAATGGATCCAGAGAAGCATCTATGTTGATGATGTGAAAATCGAAAAAGATAAAAGTGGTAGAGCACACATCCACGTGCTTATTCCGGAAGCACCTGCTGGTGGTGCACCAGTAAAGGGAAGACGATCCCTGTTTACTTGTAATGATTATAAATGTTCGTCTCCTGAAGAAGGCATTAAACTTGAATATCTAACAGGCACACTACCTACAGCAACGGAAGAACAATAGACCATGAGTAAGATTAGAGTAGATTATAGTGATGGTACAGTAAGTAGTCTCCAGAGAAGAGAATATGTACAGGCTCCGTCTGTAGCCAACCGTGCATCTGGTAGCTCATATTCTTCCTTTAACGGATCGGTCAATTCCTCGTACAGCGTATCGCAACCAGCACAACAACTTAAAACAAAAACTTCAACACAACCTGTAAACAGGGTTAGTAACTATTATTTGACCAACGATGAAAAGATATTGCTTGCTCAAAAGGCTGCTGACTTTTCAGAGCCTGGTATTGTTCCTTATGATGTAATTGAAGACTTTTTGTATGTGTTGTGTTATATTGATGATTACGACACAATGAAATTTGTATCTCTCGTTACCGGGGTACTGGGTTTAGACAACCCTTCAATATTAAGGTATCCTTACATTATTTTGAACCTTCCTGATCTTAGTAAGATTGGATATCTTGCGAACGGTCTAGCATCCTTAACTAAACAAATTGATCAAGCAAAATTTACACAAGCTACTTCTGCACAAGATACAGAAGATAGTGCCTATAGTGCTTTGAAGAAAGCAGCGTCTAGCTTATCCGAAGCTGGTCAAACAGTATCTTCGTTTCCTGGAGTTGGACAGTTTAATTCAGCACTAACGGGTGTCACGTCAGTTGTAACAGCCATTGAAGGATTAGTTACTACATTCTCTTCACCTGGAACAACACAAACCAAGATAGGTCAATTATCTTCTGTGCTATCACAAATAGGAACGTTAACACAAAACATACAGTCTGTTCTCAATGTTGGTGGTCAACAGAACGTTACCTCTTTGTTCCCGCTGGTCGATCAAGTTAACAATATTGTTCAAACAGTCAACCGTTTAACTGACTCGGTGAATACGCTCAAAGAAGTTGCTTCTTCAGACTCCTATCCTAACGCTAAGGTTGGAGGTATCAATAGCAAATTGAACTCTATATTTAATAGCGTTACTAACATTGCTTCCGAGTTTACTTCAGTAACATCAAAGATCTCTGGTATTGCAAGTCCGGGTAATATTGGAAAGCCCGCCTCAATTCTGTTAAATTTAACTGGAAGCTCGACCGTCAGTCCCGCCATAACAGAAACTGTTCTTGGACAACGTGTGCCAACAAACGTTCTTGCTAACAACCCTATGATGGTTGCAGCGTCAAATCTCGGTAAGGTTTTGTTTGGAGAAGCGATGATACCAGTTGTCACAATTGATCAGACCTTTAAAAGACCAATAGGCAACTACAAAAGCCCATCTTCTGGTGCAGGTACAGCATCTTTTAAAATGCAAAACTTTGCCTCTATGGGAGGATCTGTTAGTCCTGAACAGTTTATCTCCAAAGTTGTATATAACGTGTCGTCAGTTGCATCAGGATCGTTCCTATCATCTATGATATCACAGCAGGCTTCACAAGTCGTTTCCATACTCGGAGCATCAACAACATCGTTGATAGAACCAAGAAGAAGCGACAATGCTATACCCATGATGATTGCCATAGCTAAAATGCTTTCAAATGATAGCGGATCTACATTTCCTACATCTGTATTTTCTGAAGGTTGGAAAGTAGCTGCTTCAGTGGGTAATGATCTTCAAAAATATAACCCAGATTATTTAAAACAAATACAGACCACCGCATAAATAAAACATGACAATACAAACAGTAAGAGCTACGCCAAAATACAAAGATTTTTACACCAACTTTAATGTCAAAGCTGGAACAACAGGTCGCCTAAAAGGCGACCTTTACGTGTTGACAGATGCTGATGCTATTAAAGCATCTATAAAAAACCTGGTTTTGACTGATCCAAACGAAAGATTTTTTAGACCAAATCTAGGCGGTGGTATAAAACAATCATTGTTTTCTAATATATCGATTAACACCGAAGACAATATTAGAACGCAAATCAAGTATACTATTGAGAATTACGAGCCTAGGGCTCAAGTGATTGAAATATACGTAAATGCTGTACCTGATGAAAACAGGTATAATGTAAAAATACTTTTCTCTCTAATAAATAGTACAGAAACAGAACAAATAGATTTAATCCTCTATAGAGTAAGATAATGGCCAACACGACCTTTCTTTCTACATCAGAACTAGATTTTGCAACCCTTAAAGAAAATCTCAAAACGTTCTTAAAGGGTCAGAATCAATTTTCTGATTATGATTTTGATGGATCAAATATCAACGTATTGCTGGACGTTCTTGCTTACAATACCTATTTGAATTCTTTTTACCTCAATATGGTAGGATCAGAAATGTTCCTTGATACAGCACAACTAAAAGAATCAGCTGTGTCGCATGCAAAGGAATTGAACTACATTCCACGTTCTAGAGCCTCAGCTGAGGCTCTAGTTAACATATCAATCATTCCTGGTGACTCGCCAGACTCTATTGTTATTCCGGAAAACTATAAGTTTACAACAACAATGGATGGCGCTACGTACAACTTTTACGTAGATCAAGACACCATCATAGTTGCTAATAACGGTGTATATCAGGCATCAAACGTCGCGATCTATGAAGGGCGTCTTGTTACAGAATACTTTGATGTGACTGCAAACACTAGATTCGTTCTTCAGTCAGATACTATTGACACGAGATCTATTAAAGTACAAGTTTACGAATCCAACACTGCTACTACAGGGTACAATTACTCAATGGCAACATCGTTGTTTGGATTGGCTCCTACATCTAACGTATTCTTTATTCATGGTCATAAAGCAGACCAATACGAATTAGATTTTGGAAATGGTGTTACTGGTAGAAGCTTGTC